TCTGACATCTGACATGTCAGGTCTGATAATTGAGCAAATCCTCCTCGGGAGAGGTTCTGACATCTGACTTGTCAGACGCTGAAACATCAAACTAATTTAATTAGGAGGAAACAGATGAGTTGGCAAGGAAATAACCTTATTCAACAGCGTGTAGACCGTGAAAATTACACGCATAAGGAGAAGCTAATGACTAAAATGAAAACTAGATTCTTACGTAACAAAGACCTTATCCCTTTAAATAAGTTGTCTGAAATAGGCATTGTAGGTTTAGGGGGCATTGGTTCTTTTCTAGTACAATCACTTAGTATAATGGGATGGAAAACCATTATCGGATACGATAGTGACAATGTTGAAGAGCATAACTTTAGCTCAACAGCATATCCTCTTCATGAAGTAGGGAATGCAAAATCACAAGCTGCTCATAATTTACATAAGCAGTATTCTGAACATTGGCAGACCTTCCTTCCAGAAGACCATTACGATAGAGGCACTCCAATACTTCCTAATATGATAGTCTGTACTGATGATATGGAATCAAGGAAGATGGTTTACGAAAGATGGAAGAAGGAACTGAAGAACATACATCCACGTGAACAATTTAATGATGCGTTCTTAATAGATTTACGCATGGGGGCCACAGTGACAGAGATGATAACGGTAGTACCTAGACATGATAATTACATGGAATCATGGATGCCAACAGCAGATATGACACCAGAACCGTGTAGCATGAGACATACTGTTTTTGCAACACAACATATAGTGTCATATGGGGTAGCTCAGGTCTACAACGTCATAGCAAATTTGGCGTTTTATGACTATATTAGGGCTAGCCTGACCCCAAATGAGGTCGAATTTGGTAACTTAATAGTACCAACTATAAAACAAGGAGATGCTGATGCAACCAAAGATAGCCGTGCGAACGGTATCGACAGATTGGAAGGCAATGCCAGCCGGTCTGACTTATCTGTTTATAGGGCAACCTAAGACAGGTAAGACCACTGCTACTTCAAGATGGAGTGAGAAAGGCAGTGAAGGCGTACTTCTATTAGATACGGACTTAGGTTCAGATTTCGTAGATGGCGCAAATGCTATTACCATTACTTCTTTAAATCCACCTAATAGACCTTTATTACATGAAGGTAAGAAGGTGACAAAGAATGGTATAACGCAGAGTGAATTAATCCCACCGTTAGAACGAGGTTATACTCATAGGACAGGTGATAACAAGGGTGAACCTTGTGAAGCATACTCTCTTATTGAGGTGTATAATTGGTTAAATACTGATTGGGATACATTACCTTACGATACAATAGTAATTGATACTATTGGACAGGTCAACACATGGATTGAAGCCATAGTATGTGAAGAACTGGGTATCTCAGCAATGGGAGAAGGTCAATGGGGCGCAGATTGGGGTAAAGCTCGTCGGAAGAACATTGATGTAATTAAGAGATTTCAAACCCTCTGTAAAAAGAAGGGTGGGAATCTTATATTGGTTTCACATTCAAAAACAACTGTTGTGACAGATGGTAAGGCGCAATTAGGGCCGGAACTCCCGAGAGGGCTTGGCTACTCATTAGCCGCCAAAGCTGATGTCATAGGTTACACTACTGCTAATAAGGATGATGGCAAATTCTATGTTTCTTTTGAAGCATATGATGAAAGAATCGTAGGCTCTAGACTTAAACCTCTAGCGCAAAAGGTTATGCTCTTTGATTATGAAACAGTGTGTAATGAAATCCTAAACTACAAGGAGGTGTAAATGAGTGATACTCGTTTTCGTCCAACAGACCTAGAGGCCACCAAGGACGGTGGAAGTAGATTTCTAGGTTTCCTTCCAGTAGCAATCATGGGTTATGAAAGCAAATCTCATCTATATAGCTGGGCAGATGTTTTCATTTCTGTGACTCTACAAATTGATGGCTCACAGTATGCAACGGAATTAAAAGTTGCAGGGTCATACGATAAAGAGGCTAATGGCAATATCAAATCATGTACATTACTCAAGCGACTATATTGGTTGTTTGATGTAGTAGGCTTTGAAGGAGGCCCGGATGTACAGGGTAACTGGGTAGATAAAGATGGTGGAGAGATAAAAGACCTCTGTAAATATCTTGAGGACAATCATTCCACTAATCCATTAGTACCTAAGTTTGAATACTATGCGTATGTCTATAAAGAGGTCAGTAAGAAAGACCCCAGTAAGTCATACACTACGGTATATCCAAAACTTACCCCAAATACGGCGGCAGGCATGAAGGACTTAGAAGGCTATATAGCATTCATAAAGTCTAAAGGTCTACTCCGGGAATGGGATGGGAAACCAACAGCCACGCCAGTTTCTAATGGCGAAGGTGAAGTAAATTCCCAAACTACGTTCTAAATGTACGTAGAGATAGCTATCGGGAGTCCCTCTAAACGGGGGACTCTCGTTCCATTAGAAGAACTATGGGACATGGTTTACGAACATGGTGCTAATCAGGCAGTCTTCAGAAGTGTATACATGTACAATGAAGAAGCCGTCGACTTTGTCAAGAGAAGTGGCAGTATTAAGAATTTCTTAGGGACTAGATATGCAGATGAAATACCTATAGATATTGACAAAGGACAAAACACAGATGAATACACATTACAACAAGCTCAAGCAGTAGTAAAATACCTAGAAGACGCTATGGATTTAAAGGATGGTAACTTTCAATGTTATTATTCTGGAACAGGGTATCATATCTGCATAAGTGAAATGTGTTTCGGCTTTGAAGCCTCACCTGATTTACCTTACATCGTAAAAGAAACAATAGCAAATTTTGATATAGACGTAGTATTTGATGCCAGTGTCTATTCAAGAACTGCTTTGATACGCCTTCCTCATACAATGAATGTTAAATCTCAATTATTTAAAGTACCATTGACTCGAACAGAGATAATGTCTTTAAAGGTTGAAGATATACAAAAACTAGCTTCTAACAGAAGACTAGATTTCGGTATAGCAGAGTTGTGGGGTGAAGGTAATCTAATTGGTCTTATTAGAGACGAAGTACCTGAAGTCAGGGACATGAAAAGCATAGTAGAGCCACGTAACGTGGTCTCTTGTTTACAAACGCTATGGAAACGTGGGCCTGTACAAGGTAACAGAAACAACACCATTTTGCGAATGGCTTCGCACTATTGCAGACATGGTGTACCTAGTGAGGCGGCTAAAGCGGCGATATTGCATTGGAATGACAATCAATTAAATAACCAAGTAGTTATTGAAAAGGTCGAATCAACATATAACTATGGATATAAATATGGTTGTAACGATACAATATTAGCGTCCGTATGCGAACCAAGATGTGTTTATTATAAGAACAAAGACTATCTAGTCGAAGTCAAAGGTGCTCAAGAGTTACAGAAAGACTTAACAGAGAGATTAGAAACAGATTATAGTGGAAGAGTAATTGACTTAGCAAAGATGTTCGGACTGAATGATAAGGACTGTGTGATATATCCCGGTGAATTAGCTACAATCTTTGGGCCAACAGGTAGTAACAAAACTACTTTAGCTCAAAACATAATATTAGGTTATGACTTTAAAGAAGATTGTATCAGAAGAGAATGGACACAACCTACTTTGTATCTCTCTCTTGAATTAAGTGGTTGGTATTTGCACAGAAGACATCTTCAAATAGTAAGTGGTATGGACAAAGAACATGTTACACGAAATCACGCTTACATAGGTGAAACTTTTAAAGATTACGTGAAACACATAAATGTTCAAACTGTGTCTGCTACACCAGAGATGATTCAACAAAAGATTGCTGAACTTCAACCTACTGTAGTAGTCATTGACTATATTGATTTACTAGAAACTCCTAGAAACATCAGGGGTGAATATGAACAGATTCGCTATATCAGTCACTTTTTGTCTAATCTGGCTGTAAATATGGATATTATCATTATACAAATTTCTCAAGTATCGAGAGATTATAGTAGAAATGAAGTACTTGATATTTATGCTGGTAAGGGCAGTGGTGCTATAGAGAATGCATCAAGAAAAGTAATTGGTATTAACGGTAGGCAAGATGAGAAAGGTAAGACAGTCTCAATATTCAAGAATTCTGATGGAGACCTATTCGAAGTAGACATAGAATGGCGTCCATCTTTCCGCTTACCTATAACCGAAGGGATTGGATTAGCATGAAAGTAAAACACATCATTAAGGTCGAGGTAGACACAGCAGTCAAACTCGGTCTCATTGAGATAGCTTCACAACAAAAAAGGTCTTTAAAGAGACAATGTGAATATATCTTAGAAAAGGAGAGTCATAATTATGACAAAAAAGACGACTAAGGAGCTCTTAGGCGAGTATATTGACCTTGAGATACAGGCTCAGTACACCACAGAAGACGAAGATGTCGGCGAAATGTTGTCAAAAATAGACGCAGTTAGAGGTACAATTAGAAAGAAGGTCGATGGTATCGACTATTTCATGGTTGAATTAAGTAGACGTGAACATCTAATTGATGCTGAAATTGAAGCTCTCAAAACTGAAGAAACTAGATTAAAAGTAAGACGGAAAGCTGTTCAAAGCTTAAAAGATTATTTCAATACTTCTTTAATACCAATGGTAGTAGAAGAATTGGGGGATGAGAACGGTGTTTTCGAAACTGATACCGCAAGGTATAAGTTGTATGAAACTTGGGGGCCAACCATTGTCTTGGATGAAGATGAAGTTCCAGATGATTTCAAGAAGGTGACGATGACAGAGTCGATAGACAAGATTAAAGCCAAGAAGATACTTACTACAGGTGCCAAAGTACCCGGCCTTACTATCAATCGAATAAAAAGGATAAGGAGGTCGTGATGAGTTGGTTACTAGATATATTCTTAATGCCATCTGGCTGTGCCATAACATTTCTCAAGATGTTTCAACTATGTGTTATATATCTTGAAACAAATGAAATGGATTACAATCAGGAAACATATGAAAGCAAGGCAATAGATATTTCAATAAGTATTTACAAGTTCTCTACACATTTACATTTAGTCATAGCAGAAAGGAACCTATGCCAAGACGTTCAACTAGCCAAGAGTTAGTAATTTTAGAACTATTGAAAGACGGGGTTAAAGTAACACCAATGATGGCTTTAAATCGTTGTGGGTGCTTCCGACTTGCGGCAGTGATACATACATTACGTAAAAAGGGACATCCGATAAAGACAAATAGAATTGAGAGTCATACAGGGAATCGTTATGCAGAATACTCCTTGTCGAAATTGATATGAACAATAGGGGTTGTATCAAGTGTGACTAAGGAATGAGGGCGAAGACCGACTTTCCCAAAAGGAGGTCGGTCAAGCCCGATAAAAGGAGGAACTATGGGAGCATTTAATAAAATGGGAGGTCACGCCGGTAAGAGTCCGGGCAGGCCAAGAACAGTGAAGCGTGAAGGTTGTGATAATGAAGACTTTTGGGAAGAATGGAACTGGTTATTTAGACCACAAGGAACAGGAGTAAGTGCTGACAGTCTACAAAAGACATTAATGGACAATGTACACGCTGGAGAGAAGAAATCAAGTCAATATAGAATAAATTTCTGTGAAAGATGTCATAAGTGCTGGGAAAAAGTTCGAAAAACTATTAACTTAAGTGGATGTTTATACTACGAAGACTTCCCGACCATTGGTAAACGAAGAATCAACTGCCCCCCGTGCGCCAGAAAAAGGGCATGACTATGGAATCTCTAAAAACGATAAAAGTTTTCAGAATCTTGGGACTTCGTATTCTTTTAATCCGAGGTCAGACTATACCTTTCATCCTGATAATATTAACTGCCAAACAATAATAATGTTTTATAAGTGGATGGAGAGAATTGGTAAGATAGAGAAGGGTGGCCCAGCTTGGAAACGAATGGAACAGTTGAGTGAAAAAGGTTTTAATAACAAAACTGGACTTTAAGGAAGTATTACATCCTGTACATCGTACATTCTGGGAAAAAGCATATAGAAAGCTGTCCGCTAAGATGAGTACCTTGGTCAGCAGCTTGAGAAAACGAAGTGAAGAAGCAAACGTAGTCTTCGATATAGAAAAGAATGACATACGACAAATGTTCTATGATGCGTATGGTAAGAATTGTAGATACTGTGAGAAGCCACTAACATTTAGAAATATAGCTTGTGACCATATCATACCACTTGTTAAAGGTGGAGCATCTACGAAAGACAATCTGCAGTTAATATGTAAAGCATGTAATGCAAGAAAAGGGCCACTGAATGAGAAAGATTTTGATGTGCTAATACAGTTGGTACAAGAGCTTCCTGACGAAATTAGCACATGGGTAATGAAGAAGCTCGCCAAAGGAGGTCGTTACTAATATGAGTAACTGGCAATTTGACACTGGGATGCCTATCCCACCTATTGACACCAGACATACTGGAACATACCGTTCTAAGTACATGTTCTTAACAGAACTAAATGTCGGGCAGTCAGTATTCGTGCCTGAATATAAATTCAAGCACACACTAGTGAATCAAGCGGTAGCTAGATTTGCGAAGAAACTCGACAGAAAATTCACGACGAGACGAAGGACAGAAAATGACAACTATGGAATCCGGGTGTGGCGAACACGCTGAAGATAACGAGTAACGATAAGGTTTTAGCTCTAATCCGCCAAAGGCTCGAATTGGGCCAGAAGCGGTACGGAGGTGATATACCTGTCAAAGGAGAAGGAGGAAGAGATAACTTGAAAGAATCTATTGAAGAAGCCATAGACCTATCAACATATCTCTCTGCTACTCTTATTGAATTGAAAGAGAAACGTGACGAACCTAAAGTCAACCAATCTGGGTTTCAAGCCGAGCCGGAAACGGTAACGATGTTACTCAGTGGATTGCACACGCTTTATACTAAACAATACGAAGAGAATCAGTTAGATTATTGTACAAAGATTGATACATTGATACAGAATATAAAGTCAGCTTGCAAATGGACAGACGAAGACGAAGGCAAACTCTTGAAATAAAATCTCGGGGGAACGGGAAACTCACAGCTACCAACCAATATAGTGAAGAAGCTCCTTCACCCACTCCTGTTCCCCCAAGTGCCCTAGAACAAGCATACCATTTCTTAGAAACTGGTAGGCTAAACGACGAAAACTATTACCAAGTAAGATGGAGGTTCTATGACGAATCGAGCTTTGAGTAATGCGCAAGGTTATTGCGCTAACTGGAACTCTGGTAAGTGTTTAGGGTGTATGCTTCGATACGACAAAAAGGGCAAAGCTATGCATATGTGGATAGACGAAGAATTAGCAGGTAAAGATTGTATCGTGTCAAAAGGATGTGATTACTTTAATCATATAGTCACTCCTTCTTTAAATACTGGGTACTAAGGGGGTAACAACCCTTTTTACTTTAAAAAAGATTAAGCATTAAATGAATCGGCTAAAAACAACATTTCTCATACCGACAAAATCACCACTATAGTGTCCTAAATCATCGTTAGTCCTAGCAGATATTTCATATAACTCTGCATCAATCTTAAATCCCATACTAAGTAGAATGTCTATAACCTTCTTATGACCTTCCCGTACTTTCTTTCTAATGGGTAGCTGGTCTCCTAAAAATGCTTCAAGTTCAACTAATATAGACTTACACTGTGGTATCACCTTCTTTAAGCCACCATTTATTATCTCTGGTTCAATACCGTCAACATCTATCTTTATATGAGTAGGGTAAGGCATACCTTTATCCACCATATTATCCATACTATCCATAACACAGCCAGTGATTCTTCTAAAATTCTTTGGGTCTCTCGTTTCACTAGGACTTGACATAGCACCATTCCCACTACAACCTTGAGCACCATTACGTATACCTAACATATGATAATTATTAGATTCACCAACAGCCATTGGGTATGCAAGAACTATATCTTGTACCTTATTCAATTCTATATTCTTTTCTAAGATGTAGAAGTTTTCATAAAAAGGTTCAAAAGCAATGACCCTACAACGCTTTATAACTGCTGTATAGATGCTGTATCCCCCTACACAAGCACCAATATCCCATAATACATCTCCCTTTTCCATACTGTCAAGCCACTTGATGGTCTCTGGCTCTTTCTTTAACATAGACAATGCTCTCCACGTTAAGAGTCCATCAAAGATGTCATCCCTCTTAATATCGTTTTCTTCAGGAGACTCACAGAAAAACTTTAATTCTTTTCCATGAATACCTACTTTAGCGATATGAGTAAATAGATGAGGCACTAACGACCCTTATTCCATGATTTTTCAATTTGCTGACGTTTCCATGATACCCAAGTCCACTTAATCATTTCTTTCCACTGTTTAGCAATCACTCGTGGGCTATATATCGGTCTTATGTAATCCTGCCCCCTCTTAATCATAAACAAAGCCGCAGGTTTGTTCTCTAAAGCCCACTTTATACCATCGTCAACATCACCCATCCAGATATAGTCTTTAAACTTCTGCCAAGACTTCATCTCTACATTAGGTGTCACGACAAACTTGCCAGCCATTATAGCTTTAACAACCCTATTGTTAGACACTCTATGCTTTTCAGAAGCAGTAATTACTACAACTGAGCTCTCTCTGAACAGCTTTTCTTCTGCTACTAAGTTAAACCATCTGTAATTACGTCTAAAATCATCACCCATAATATCAATCATTTTTCTGGTAGGGTTCTTAGACATGACTTTCATCCCTCTTCTATAATGCTTATAGAAACTATGTTGATGCACATGATGACCATACCACATAACGCCATCACTTCCCATATTAGGAGGATGCTCTTGGTTCTCATACATATCTTCTATACAAAATATCCTTCTATTAGCTGGTCTATTCTTACCTTCTTCCCTAAAGATGTCTATATTCTCTTGAGTCGATGCTGAAATACAATATGCCCCATCAGTAATACCACCGACCTCATTGTTCATCTCTTCACCATTCCAACTAGCTAAATCATAGATATACGGTTTAGCCTTAATTGGTGTATGGTGAGCGTTAGACATGCAAATAGTCACATGACCAGTTCTCCCAAACTCAAATCTTACAGGCCAATCCCAATGCTTAATAATATTTAGTACTCTTAGCCTAAATTGAGCATTGTTTGAATCAAACGTACCTCTATATCCAACACTAAAGTCTGCAGGAAAGAAATCTCTAGGTATTGTTTTACGCTCGATGCTTGTAACTAGCCCATCCTGTTGCGATATACTTTGTTTCCGTAATAGCTGGTAATCCCCAGTGAGGGTGTGTCCAATACGCAGGAAATATAATAGTATCTCCCTTAACGGGCTGATAGGTCACTTTTTGGTACTGCCATTCAGTTTCGCCACCATTTTTTATGGTGTTTAGATAGGTACACCATGTCAGTTTACGCATAAGCTTACCTTCTACAGGGCCACCGTCCTCTAAGTGCCGTGGAGAATAGGCGTTTAATGGGTCAAATCTTTGTAAATTGAAGGGCTCCGTTCTGAACCAATCTCCAGAATGGTCTACCCAGTTGAACTTCTCTCTATA